GAATGTTCCCCTGAAAATGGCTACCGACTATAGAGCTTTTATGAGAAGATTTCTTTGTTTCACCGTCACCGTGAAGGACCACTTCAAGGACAGTCGCGGTATTGTTGACGTAGGCAAGCTTGCGCTTCTTAGTGATGCTGAGAAGGCTTCATTCCCTCACATTGTTATGCGCCTTAAATTCCTCAAGAGCGCACAGCAGTTTAAGGACACCCAGTCGCAAGGCGTGTTCTTACCTCGGGATGAAGTCCTCACTTTTGACCAATCACTCTTGATCATGCGCGCCGAAATGCTCAAGAAGGAGAGGAATGCTGTAGTAGCCGATAATATAATTGCCCATATCAAAGAAAAGAAGGGAGCGGAGGAAAAAGCCAGTCTTTTCGCTATTTCTTCAACTGTGGCGACAACTATCCCTTTGGAAGCGTTGTCCAACGTTGCATCTGGTCTTAAGCCATTTTTAGACCTAGACGACAAGTTCAACCCGCAAATGGACAGGTATGACGAAGAAGGTAACGACTACAAGCATAACCATGTGCCGTTGCCGGAGCGAGCCGACTGCCTGGGTGACGACCCTTTTGATATGGATAATCAGAAGAATCACCCGGTTATGGATTTTATGTCGCGAGACCATCTTAGCTATAATTGTAATTTTCCTTGCTTGCCTAAAGCTAAATTAACAAAAGGCTTTAATAGATTCAACAATCGTAAGAGGTCTGAAATCCAGAGGGCTGAGCGTCTCGAAGAGAAGCTTCTCGAGGCCCAGGCCCCCAACGTGGCGGCTCTTGACGCTGCCATACAGTTTATCAACGAGTGTGACGTTTCGCCTTCGCCTTATGATGAGCACCGCTTAAAGACTCTTCTGAACCCAGACAACACCTGGCAGAAGATTTTGAAGTCTCACCTCAATAAGGCAGCGAGCTCACCCTACCTTATATCCATTGGCTGTGTTGTCACTGCGTGCTCAGCTTTAGCAGCTATCCTTAAGATCGTAAATACCACATCCAAACTTTTTGGAAGTGAGTCTTATGGAGGCCCTAAAGCTGACCGTGACCAACCTCGTAGACGCATTAATATCACTCGAATGCCTAGAAGTCTCAAGGGTGGTTATCAACCCCAGAGTGACGCCTACACCACTCCAATACGTGACAAGGTAATGGCCAATACTGGCTATATCGAGGCAGGTGGTTGTAAACAAGGAATGACAATCATCGCAGGCACTATTCTCCGTACCGCGACTCATTTCTTTAAGGCGATGTACGCAGGTGAATGGATGCCTGATGGAGAAGTGGTCACGATTTATGTCCCTGAAGGTGGAGGCTTTCAGACTTATCAGTGGGCTTTTAATCTCAATGATATGCAGCTCTCTGAGACCATCGGTGGCCTAGCTTCTGATCTTTGTTTCATTAATTGCAAGAGGCTCTTTCCTTCAAAGAGTAATATTGTTACTCACCACGTCTCCGAGAGCGAGTTGTCAAACCGCAGGATTTTTCCTAAGGCCGGCATCGTCACTCGACTTAGCTGTGCTTCCTTGGGACAAGCCTATGTAGTTTATGACACAAGCAAGTTCATAAAGTACTCTGCAAGTAATGCCTGTGAAGATGATATAATTGTTCCCGCCCAAATTAACATTAATATCAACTCACAGAAAGGACAATGTGGCGAGTCAGTGGTAGCTGAGGTAAATGGAGTCGACAAGATAGTTGCCTCCCATTCTGGCAGTAAGTCAGGCGTTGCCTACTCCACTATTGTCACGAAGGAGATGTGTCAAGCTATGATTGACTTCTTTAATGACAATTCAGATTTTGTGAATCAGAATTATCAGGAGCCTTTTGGAGTTGAGCTTGCTGACGTTAAGGAGATTAATGGAGCGTACGTTCCGATTGGTTACGTTACAGACGCCCCTAAAGGTTGTTCTAACAAGACCAAGCTTAGACCTAGCGTTATTAAAGACAGCGTTCCTGGTTCAGACACCATGGAGCCTGCTCTTTTAGGCCATCCATCTGACATGAGAAGCTCAATGACCACTAAGATGCTTCTTTATGACGTTTTGTCAAGGACTATGCCCAACACATCTCCTATATGTTCGACTCTTATGGATAAGGCTGTAGAATCTATTTTTGACGAAGTTCGTAGATTCCCGCCCTCTTTCAAGCTTCGTGTTCTTTCTCTTTCTGAGTGTTTGAATGGCAATGACTATATGCATGGTTATCCAATGAGTGGTTCTCCTGGGTACCCTAGTACACTTGTCAGTAGGGGTGTTAAGGGCAAATATGCTATAATCTCTGTCGATGATGAGACTGGCCTTAGGACAATCACCCACGAGCCCACCATGCTTAGGTGGCAGGAAATGGGTGACATGTTGAGGCGTGGCGTAGTCCCTTACGTACCTTTCACTAAGGTGCTCAAGGATGAAGCTTTGCCTATTAAGAAGATTCTTGAACCTAAGACCCGTGGTATTGAGCCTGTAGACATTGTGTTTAATTTGCACCTCAAGGCATACTTCGGATCGATGTTGGCATGGCTGCAAGAGGTTAATGCCAATGTCCCTTTCAAGGTCGGCATGAACGTCTACTCCCCTCAGTGGGACGGTTTTGTTCGCAGACATCTCTCCGTAGGAGCAGAGGGGTTTGACGGCGATATTAAGACTCAAGAATGCATGATACGCTCTGAAGTCTACGATGCCATATATGACTTCACTGACAGAGTATACGCTGAGTTTGGCGAAACTCCGACGCCTGAAGAAAGGAAGGCACGTCGAGCCTTACTTTGCAGACTTCTTCACTCCTATGTCATGTTAGGCAACGTTCTCTATCGAACCAAGTTTGGTAATCCCAGTGGCAATTTCATCACTGCTTTTATTTGTTCATTCACTTCGGGATGTCTTTTGAGAGCAAGTTATTTTGTCTTGGCAGATACACACCAACCTGATCTTAATAGTAGCTTTGCCTACAATGTTAATGTGAGAGACTCACTGTCTGGAGATGACAATATCGTCACTCGTTCAAAACGAGTGGCCCACTTCTTCACAGGAGCAAACGTAAGCGACGTTTGCCTGAAGAAATGGGGTATACATTACACCGATAGCAGCAAATCCAAAGTTTACCCCCCGGATAAGAGTTTCTTTGAACTATCTTTTCTCAGTAACGTTACGCGTTCCTCAAGTGAATTTGCTGATATGGGAGTGGAATATCTACCGGTGTTGGGTGATTCCTCAAAGATTAAGTGTGCAGCATTTATACGCACCAGCGCTGCGAATGGCGATGCGTACATTGCATCAGTTGATAACGCTAATAGTCTTTTGAGACTGGTTGCCACATCTGGTCGTGAACAGTTTAAGAAGACACGCGACATGCTTTATCGTGGTTTTAATGAGTACGGGAATACTCCCGATCTGATTGACTACGAGATGTGCACTAAGAGATTTAGAGATGACACTCTTGACTTAGATGATCCAAATGATTTGGAGTCAAAGTTCATCCCTCACTCTTTCGCTCGCAAGGCGCAGGAATTGCTTCTTTGTCCCTCAAAGATCTTACCCACTCTCACGCGAGGTGCAGATATGCTTGGAACCTACTCTACAGTACGGGTTTGCGTCTCTGAACTCCGACTGACACATCCAATTGACCTTCCGAGTGCTGTCAAGGTTTTGGAAGAGAGGGTGGAAGCTCTCAAATCTAGCCGTGATGAAGGGGATTTTCTAGCTTCCAGATTGTTCGACAAGGCAGGTATCACCTCTAAGACACCGATCATTGTGCGTCAAGTTGGATATTTCTATGATCTATTGGAAGGCAATGGTCGAGTTGAAGCATTGAGACTCGCAGATTGTGGCCAATTTTTGATAGATGTTCGGTGCATGGATCCTTTAGGAGTTAGCTCGGGAGATTTCCAGCCCGAAATGGATGGACTTAACCTCATATCGTCATCTGACACGCAGATTGGAGGTGGTCAACCTTCGGAGGTAAAGGATACGTCTAATACTGGTGAAGAAGAGTACACATTCTCTGGCTTTGTTAACAGGGAGCAGCTGATATCCAGTGTTCTCTGGTCATCTAGCAACCCTCAGCACACCATCCTTTCAAGTTTCAATGCACCTTTCGGCCTCATAGGTAGAACCACTAAAGATGCTGTGGCAAAATTCGTCTACATTAAGTGTGGTGTGTCTGTTCGAGTCCAAGTTCAGTCCAATGCTTTTCAGCAAGGAATGTTGTGCGTGGTGTTTTGTCCCCTCTACGGCGTGGCTCGAACTCTTAAGTATCAACTCAATTCACTTGCGTCCATATCAGTTGCTCCTAACATGCAACTCATGGCAGGTGCTACATCTGAGGTTACTTTCACCATTCCTTATATTCACCCTTACAACGCTCTCAACACGGCTAACTCCAGCGACTCTGAGTTTGAGACTTTAGGGACTCTGAGTATTGTGGTGTTTAATCCCTTGAGAACTGGGATTGGTGGTCAAGAAACTTGTACAGTCAATGTTTATGCTCGTTTGACTGAAGCTCAATTGACCATTCCACGACCACCCCCTTCTAACCCTGGATTTGCTGCCCCTATTTATAGAGGCGTCACTCCGACTAGAAGACCTGTTGTTAGTCGTCCACCTGCTCGTAGAGTGTTCAATTGTCAAAGCTTTGAACCTCAAATGGACC